CAAAGAAATCTCCTGATTGAGCATTTTCTATCGTTATTCCTATCGAAGGTAAAGCTGAACCAGCAGCAACGCTCGTTCCAGAAGCTCCTGTAAAAAATGTATTGGCAAAAGTAACAGCTTTACTTGAAGTCCCAGAAGCAATGACAGAATTGACAGTTTCAGTCCTACTTTCTAATTGGGCTGTGTAACCTAATTGGTCTAGTTCGATACTTTGTGCTGGATCGTTTGTTGTTAATTCTGCTCTAAATCTGAATGTTCTACCAATAAAAGTTCCATTAGCAAGGGTGCTAAATTTAGAAAATTCAGCAGAATATGTGCAGTTTCCACTTGTAGAAGCACTTGCTAAAGCTGTTACTGTGAATGTATTTGCATCTGGCACAGATATAATTTCATAATTTCCAGAAATAGCAGTTCCCGTTGAGAAAGTTATTTCGATATTACTGCCAACTGAATAACCATGACTTGTTTTTGTAATGGTTATGGTTGTTCCTGATTGAGCATAAGTAGCTGAAACTGAAGTCGTTGCAGCCGAATCGCTAGTTGAAACCAGTAATTTTGCATTAACATCTTCTGCTTTTGCCCCATCAAAATCTGTCCAAGTATCAATTAATGCAGTTCTATCATCAAATAAATCGCTCGGATAAAAACCTTGTGAAACAATATGCCTAGTTAAACGTAAAGGTTGTTTACCTCCTAAATCTAATTTATTTGCAAAATCATAAGTACCAAAGTTTGCACTTGTAATTCCTAAACTATCAAAACTAACAATAGAATCAAAATCAGTTATATCATCTAACAGAATTGCATTTCCAAGGATTAAACCATTTAATACAGAATCAAAACTTGTATTGTTTTTGGTTCCATTAAAAGGTGTTGCATCTGTATCTTCTCTATCTGTAATTACAGTTAACTTTGGAAATGGATCTGGGACGTCAATAATTACAGAAGTTTCACCAGCGCTCAGTCTCCCGCCATCATCACGAAATTTTAAAATTACCTCTCCTTCAACTGCGGGTACTATTATTTCTGTAGTTGCACCTGATTTTGCGGGGATAAGATCGACAGCCTTAGTAAAAGTTCCGGTTCCGTCTGTAAGACTAGAATGTCGGCACACCACAGACCCCCCGTGCAACACATCAATATCTGTTGCTTTATCAAAACGTAGTCGTACAAATTGATCTGAGATAGGTTCAAGGACTAAATTTGCTACATCTTGTGGAAGTGCAGTTTTGCCTATAGCTTCAAAAGTTAAATCAGTTGAAGTTGCTGAAAGTTGTCCCTGTACGTTATAACTAAATACTTGAATTTCATAAGTTCCTAGTTGACTGTTTAATATTTCAAAATCAGGTCTTGAAACTCTCTCAGTAACATAGTTTCCATTTTCATAACGATAATTAATTTGATATTCAATAACTCCGTTAATTGGTTGCCAACTAATAACAATTTTTGAAACAGCTTGATTATTGATTGGAACTATTGTTTCGACAGCGGTTAAACCAGTTGGCGGATTTGTCAGTTCATTAAGTAAAGAAACATTTCTTACGGGTAATGCTTCACCATCTTCAATAAAGGCATATTTTGTGTCTATGTAAGATAAAGCTGTAATCGTATAATTTATTGAATCTGTTTCTTCAACAGTTATGACTCTAAATTTTTGCGCCTGTACTGTAGAATTTTGAATTAAATATATTGTGTTTGTATTCGGCGTCTGACTAAATGCCGCAGAAACAGTAATGACTCCATTTGAAATTGATGAAATATTTTTTGTTTCGACAGAACCATCTGGCAAAATTAAAGATAAAGTTGGGCTATTTGTTGTAGGTAAATCTGTGTTTTCAGTATCATCAACTGTAACAACTGTTGTTGAAGTAACGCTTTTTAATCTTCCTGATCTTCTGACACCTGCGCGAACAGGGTCATTGATACTAATGACAGCGCCCGGCCTACACATCAAGCCGCCTTCCATTGATGTCGTAAATGTCACCAATTCAGATTCATTTGCTTCCGAGAACGCGATTGCCTTTGCCAATCTAAGCGCCTGCCCCCGCGATGTACACGCGAAACCTTTGACTTGCTTAACAACAGTTCCAATTTTTGCTGATAATGTAGTATTTTCAAAAACTTCATAATCTATATCTTGCGAATCCATATTGTAATAACTGACAGAAATTACAGAATGTCTTTGCTTTAGACTTGAGCCTGAATAATTAAAACCATCACTTGAAATATTGGCAAGTGAGAACAGGAACGAAGAATCTTTCGGGGAATCTTGAGCAAGTAAAATACTGCCAGTTGACCATATCGGCATACAACGCATGACGCCCGCAAGTTCATTTATTAAGTCAAACGCGGAACTTGAAGATTGAATATTTACGTTGCAAGAAAATCTTGCTTCTTGTCCGCCAAAACCATCATCAACAAGAGTATTTGCAAATTTTGATGCGGTTACGAAGGAAAACAAATCAAGGTTTGAATCTGCAATATGTGTTCCGAATCCATATCTTTCAGTTGTCAAAAGATCAAGCAAAATCATCGCAGGGCAACTTGTCCAAACCGCCGAACCCATAACGCCGTTAAAAATATATCCGTCTGGGTAGACAATCCGACCTGTTGCAGAATCGACATTTGGCGTTCCTGAACCTGATGCACCCGCGCCCGGAATCCTTACTTTTATTCCACGGATGCGGAATTTACGGCGGGGGATAGAACTGAACTGTTGAGAATCAAGCCTTATTGCGTTATATGCTGAGTTTGCATAAGTGTTTGCATCGTCAATTATTTCTGCAAAACTAGCAAATTGAAAAGAATCTATTAAAGAAGAATCTGTCGAATCTGCCGTAACTCTTATAACTCTTATATCAACAGGAAAAGAACCTGTGATTTTTACTGAATAATCTTTTTGATAAGCGTCAGCGGTTCGACCTGTAATCGTATCTGTAATAACATCTGTAAAACCTCCTGAATTATATTGAACAGCAACTTTTAATTGAACAGTAGAACCTAAAAGATCGCCTTCAGTTGTTGCTTTTTGTATCTGTGGAAAACTAACAGTAACTTTTATTCGATCAACATTTGTATTTGTAATCTGTCTTGTTACTGGCGAAGATGCTGTTACAGTTACACCGACAGGTGTTATTGAAGAAGAACTTTCAATACCATCAACTTTTGTCTGGTTTGCAGTTCCAAAACGCGGCGTAAAAGTAACATTTTGAAAATTAAAATCTGTACTTGCGGGACTTGATGAATTTGCAGATGCTTTTAAAATAGGGGTATCGTTTAAAAAGACGTCTTTAAGATAAGCATTTGTGTATGCCGCCGAAGTGCGATCTGTTATGCCTTCCTTTGAAGCGGTTGCAGAACCTTCAATCTCTCCCTCTGATATAAGATCAAGAAAAGTTGCAAATTGCTTACTGTGAAGCGTATCAGGGGTTCTTGTTGGTTGTCTTGGGGGCGGCGGCGAACCTCTACCACCTGAACCACGAATAATTTTTCTTTTATCGGTCATCCCTGAACTTGCTCCGTATCAATGCCGCCAGAAATCACGACTGAGCCGGTAAAAATTTCGCCATATACAATCGGGACAGGCGTTCCGGCCCGGCTTGTTTGTTGCGTCCCTGAAAAACTAAACGACAAACGCGGATCTTGTTCACTAGAAAATTCAGGCATTTTTGGCGTAGGAAATAGCATCCCACTTACGCCACTTAAAACCAAACTTGCACCGATTAGACCAAGAGCCGCCGAACCATATGCACCTGCCGCATATAAACCTGTAGCACCCATTAAACCACCTC